TTTGAAAACAAAGGAGACCAAAAATGGAACATCTAAAAAAACTGATTCTTCCGATAACAATGGTTCTAAGAGTTCTAAGAGTTCTGGTAAGGATAATTGAGAATCCAGAACCAAAAAAGCCGCAAGATAAATCAAATCTTTAGGGCGAAGCCCGAGGTCAACCTCGGGCTTTTTAATTCCACCAACTTGACAAAAGTTTTATAGACTTCATTTTCTTTTCAAGCAATTAAGCTTAATGAAAGGAAATAAAATGATTTTACAAATCTTTACAATCAGAGACGAAAAAGCTGAGTTTTACTCAAAGCCTTTTTTTTCAAAAACTCACGGCGAAGCTGAAAGAACATTTCAGACAGCTGTAAACGATCCAAAGACTCAATTTAACCAACATCCAGAAGACTTCGATTTATATCATGTAGGTGAATATGATGATCAAACTGGAAAAGTTAATTCTAACGAAACACCAAAACATATAATTAAAGCTGTTGATCTAATCGCGCGCGCGACTAACGCGTGTGCGCAATAAACAACAGCTAATATAAAAAGCGGAAACTTCCGCTCAAATATGCCGAGTACATTTGCGAAGACCTGTCAAGGTCGCAAATCCGCGAGGCACGCTCACCCCCAATGCTGGGGGTGCTAGCGAAGGGGGGTTAGAACGAAGTTCTACCCCCCTTCTTAATTTAATCTTAAGATTTAATACCAAAATTACGCGTCGAAGACGCAACGACCAAGGGGCATCGTAGCCCCTGACACAAGGTCCCGGCTAAATCCCTACTTGTTGTATTTAGCCGGAGTGACAGTTAATCTGTTCACTCACCCACAAAGGAGCAAATATGCGACGTAAAAAACTATCTCGCCGAACCTCTAGAAAGATGTTCAAGAAAAATACAGGTGTACAGGCCTTAAATAATGCAAATCCTCGCACAATGCGTGGCGGCATTAGACTGTAAAAAAAAGGGACCAATACTATGCGATGTATCAGCCCCTTAAATGCAACTTACGACTTGAAAGGAAATCTCACCCTCAATCGTAACACACCTAGCTCTCCAGGGCTAATAGGTATGCAGCTACCATGTAGAAAATGCCTTGCCTGTAGACTAAACAGTGCTCGTGAGAAGGCCGTGAGGGCCGTACACGAAGCTCAAACGTCTTTTCATGACTCAATCTTCGTAACATTGACTTATTCCCCAGAGAATCTAACCTCGCCCTTTCTAGACTATACCCATTTTCAGAACTTTATGAAAAATCTCCGAGACAAAAGACATGGTTCAAAACCACTTAAACTTGATAAGATTAAAATGATGGTTACTGGTGAATATGGAGAAAAAGACAAAAGGCCTCATTGGCACGCATTATTATTTAATTATTGGCCAAATGATGCAGAACTATGGAGAACAAGTGAGACAGGACACAAAATATATCGTTCTACTCAAATCGAATCTTGTTGGAAATATGGCTACTCTGAATTCGGAACCATTACAATTGATTCAGCCGGTTATGTTGCTAGATATGCCTCTAAAAAGCTTGTTCATGGAAAAGATCAAGAACATAATTTTCATCCGGTACATAAAACATCAAACGGTTTAGGTTTAGAATGGATAAAGCAAAACTGGAAGAGAACTTTCGAAAACGGAAACGTTATTTTACCCAACGGACAACCTATAAAAATCCCTCGTTATTATGTCGATTGGTTTCGAGAAAATCACCCAAACGAATACAACAAATATGTTACAGAAGTAAGAACGCAAATTATTGATGCAGTTGAACGCAAAGAAAGAAAGGAGGAACTCGATTATTTATCAGCCTTATTGGATCATTCAGATAGAGAATTTAATACTAAGACTCATTTATCTACCGTTCCAATTCAAAGAAAATATATTAAACATAATATCCTTAAGAGGAAATTTAAAAAATTACAGGAGAATTTAAAATTATGATGGATGCAGCAAACGTTCAAAATTTAGGAAATAGAAACTCTCAACATAGCTTCGCTCAGATTCCTTCGGTTAGAACAACCCGCTCACAATTTAACCGCTCTTTTGCAGTTAAAGACACTTTCAACTTCGATGTTCTTGTTCCTACCTTCGTTGATGAGGTACTACCAGGAGATACTATAAATTTAAATGCTAATACTTTCGCTCGATTGGGAACTCAGCAAGTCCCAGTTATGGATAACATGTACATTGACTATTTTTTCTTTTATGTACCATCACGCCTAGTTTGGGATAACTGGCAAAAATTTTGTGGAGAACAAATTGATCCAGACGATTCTATTGATTACACTATTCCTCAAGTTACTCCTGCCTCCGGGACATCTTATACTAACGATTCTGTTTTTGATCATATGGGAATTCCTACAGGAGTTAACGATTTATCGGTAAACGCCCTGCCTTTACGTTGTTATAATCTTATTTATAACGAATGGTTTAGAGATCAAAATCTTATCGATTCTATCCCTGTTAATAAAGGAGATGGTCCCGATCCAGCTTCCGATTATGTTTTGAAAAAACGGGCAAAAAAACACGATTATTTTACTTCATGTTTACCATGGCCTCAGAAAGGTGACTCTGTAGATCTTCCTTTAGGTACTTCCGCTCCTGTTATTACTAACGAACAACTCGTTAATTTTACAGACCAAGACGGAACGCAACAAAGACATATGCAGGTCTCATCTGGAGGAACAGATGTTAACTTAAGTTCTTCTTTTTCAGGAGCAGGTTCTCGTGACATTTATTTTGGAAATGAATCAGGCCTTCAAGCAGATTTAACGCAAGCTACAGCTGCAACTATTAATGAACTAAGAGACGCATTTTTAGTTCAATCTTTACTAGAGCTAGATGCTCGAGGCGGTACCCGTTACGTCGAAATTATTAGAGCCCACTTTAACGTTCAAAGCCCTGATTTTCGACTTCAAAGACCCGAATTTCTCTCAGGAGGTTCAACTACTATTAACCAACACCCAGTACCACAGACTTCTGAAACAAATAATACACTTCAGGCAAGTCTCGCTTCATTTTCAACCGCAAGTACAATGGGAAGTAGAATTGGATTTACAAAAAGTTTTACTGAGCACGGTTATGTCATCGGTTTAGTTCAAGCCCGAGGAGAAGTTACCTATCAACAAGGCTTAAACCGAATGTGGTCTAGAGAAGATCGTTACGATTTCTTTTGGCCAAAACTTCAGCAATTAGGAGAACAAGCTGTACTCAATAAGGAAATTTATGCACAAGGCACTTCAGTTGACGACGAAGTTTTTGGTTACCAAGAACGTTACGCAGAATACCGCTATTATCCGTCTCAAATCAAAGGTCAATTCCGATCAAACTTTGCTCAAAGTCTCGATGTTTGGCATTGTGCAGAAGAATTCTCAGCGCTTCCTTCATTGAACCAAGATTTTATTGAATCAAATACTCCAATAGAGAGATCTCTAGCGGTTACAGCCGGTTATCCTCATATTTTATTTGATGCATTCTTTTCTTATAAACACGCCAGACCTATTATGACTTACGGTGTGCCAGCTACACTTGGAAGGTTCTAATTATGTGGCAAGCTTTACTCGGGGGGGCATTGTCAAATCTTGAGATCCCCCAAATAGACCAAATGTTGATGCAAGAGCATAATTATCAACGTCAAAGACGTGATAGCTCTATAGCGGCTCATGATGCACGAAAACACGATATACGAATGTTCGAAAGAACTTCAGCTTTTAACGCTAAAGAAGCCGACAGAGCATGGGCAAGAACTTATCGTGCGGACAATACTCGTATGCAAAGACACGTTCGCGATCTTAGAGCAGCAGGTATTAATCCACTATTAGCTTTAGGCGGGGGGGGAGCCCCCTCCGCCCAACAAGCTTCCGCTGGTGGAAGCTCATCTGGATCAGCAAGTGTTGCAGATACTTATCAACCTAAAGCTGTTTCAGCCAAAGGCTCCGTTCAAGCCGGAATAGCTTTAAAAAAATTAAAAAAGGAAATGGAGATACTCGATGCTCAAAAAGCAAACATTAAAGCAAATACTCGCAAACAAACTAAAGAGGGTAATGTTTTAAATAAAGAGGAAACCCAATCTGATATTATTAACCGAACTTTAAAAAAAGCAGAAGAAGGATGGCAATCACTTATGCAAACTGGTGCGGTTATTAGGGAAAAATTTAAAGGTTTTCAAAACAAGAGAGAAGCAGAAAAACAAATGCAAAGAAACTTAAAAATGAAAGGAATGTTATGAGCAAACAACAACAACTAAATCCAATGGACCAACTTAATCAAGATATGAAAAAGAAAGGATATGAATTTTCATCAGAATCAGGTCCAAAGAAAATTTATATCGACCCCTCATCTGGAAGACGCAAAGTCGTTACCTTAAATACTCTACCTTCTAAAACTGATGGATCTTTTAAAAAACAATGTGATGCTAAAGAGATTGTTCACAAGTTTGCAACAACGGGACAAGTGTCTCATCTCGCAAAAAAACCAGGACAATATCAAGATGTTTCTCATGTTCAAGATCTTCACGCCTCTCTTATTCAGGTTCAAAGAGCAAAAACAGAATTTATGTCTCAACCTGCAAAAATTAGAGCTATGTTCGATAACGACATGGAAAAATTTTATGCCTTCTTAACAGACCCATCTCAAAATGAGAAAGCAGTCGAATTAGGACTAAAGACTTGGACTCCAGAAGCCGAACAGGCTTTGAAAACAAAGGAGACCAAAAATGGAACATCTAAAAAAACTGATTCTTCCGATAACAATGGTTCTAAGAGTTCTAAGAGTTCTGGTAAG